CACGAATGGTGTTCGCGATATGAGCGGACTGCCCTTTGCTTACTCGGAACTTCGGTTCCTCGCCATGCGTAAGGGTGTGGCCATGACTGCTGACATGCAGCCGGGGAGAGGGGCTTCCAAAATGCCCTTGTCCAACTTCAATGATCTTCTGAAAAATATGTGGCGACCGGGCTTGGAGCCCACCGCTGCCAAGATGTTCGTCGAAGAGTTCAAGAATCCGACGATGTATAACATGATGACTGAGAACGGGTCCGATGTAATCTACGCGACCCCCATCCTGAACATCAGGAAGATGCCAGTCGGCATCATGGTAGCAACTTATCTCGACCGTGCCAAGCCCTCTTCGCACAATATTTCTGACGAACAAATCCAAGAAAACCTTGCCGAGAAAGCACAGGACATCGCTGGATACTTGCTCGCCGTCTCTTCTCCTAAGAAACCGTGGCTCTGGTTCCCGCCCCAGTGAAGGCAAACATCGTCTTAAGGTTCGATAAACCGGCGGGCGAAGTATTCGTCGAATGGGCCACAGACCAGAAACTCGCGTTCAATGATCTGTGGGACGATGAAGCCCCATTCGCCCAAGGAACGATGTTTCGTGTCTGGTTAGACGACGCTGCACCGTTCCTTGAGACTTGGTGGGACTACACTATTTCTTGCGGGGGTTGGGCCTTAAGGTCGGGGATTGCTTCCCAATACTTGGACAGCTTCTTCTTCGGATCGACTTTCGTGATCTTCGGGATGAGCGGCTGATCCATCAGGGTCCGCTCAAGAGCCAGCTTCGACCCCTCAAGGCCCGTAACCGGCAAGAACTGTTGCATGGCCTTCACAGTAATCATTTCGAGAACGCCCGCATCCACCAGAGCGTGGAGGATGGATCGGATCGTGGCCACCGAATACGGGATTTCCTCCGCGATGTATTTCGCCGAGCCGCCGCCGAGGCCAGCCATACGAAACACATCTTTCACCAAGGGCGTGATCGGGATGATCTTGCCCGTGGCCCGGTTACGCAGTTCAGTCGGGGTCAGGTCAGCGACCACGCCCTCCATCACTTCCAAGGCTTCGGGGATCGACATCGGGCTCTTCGGAACACGCGTGGGCTTCACGGACACCGTGGGTGCCGGTTTGCCGAGAACGATGGGCTCCGACGTGCCACGGGGACCGTCAGGACCGAACAGCGTCGGAACGTAGGGCGGCCATCCGTCAGGAGCCATGGCTTCCGCATCGGCCCGCGTCCGAATCAGAAGAGCGTTCAGGTCAGTGTCACGCTGGCTCTTGTTCTTCGTCAGGTAGACCGCTTGTGCGATCCGGGTCAGACCACGGGGCGAACGGTCCCCAAGACGGAACAGGTTTTCGGCGTAGAACCGCAGGACCGTGTTCTGTTGGTCGGCCGTCACAGAACGACGCTCGATCTTTCCGTTGTTGACGAACTTCGAGTGCCGGATCAGGTTGTGGACGATGGCCAGATAGCACGTATATTCCCACATGGCAAGAGGATCGGTCTTGATGTGGATGGGCGGCATACGCGAACGGATCGCCGCAATGTCGTCAACCAATTTACGGTCGAAGTTGCGGTCGTCACTTGGGTTCGAATTGGTCACGAGGATGATCGGGGCTCCGAACCGGACAGTGCCGATCTTGGTCATGATCATCTTCGGGGCACGCTTGCCGTCGTCCGTCGCCATCTTGAGGATGTTGATCTGGTTGGGCGACCGGAACAGTGCATCACACTCTTCCAGAATAATCGGAGTCACGCCCTTGCTGTCTTGGATGGTCTCCAAGAGCATACGGTCGTCCCGCAGAATTCGACGAATAGGCTTCACGCCCTTGGCGGTAACAGCCGCCATGGCTTCGTCAACCAAATGTGTTTTGCCTGCACCAGCTTCGCCGCTCAGCATCACGCCGGGTCGAAGTCCGAGACACGCATCTTCCACCCATCGCTGGGCTCGTTGCATTTCGAGGTTCACCGGGTTTGCTTTGGAAACCGCTTGCCAGAGCCTCAGAGTGTTTCGTTCGATCAGTTCGTAGGTCATGTTCGTCTTTCAGAAGAAAGTTGGGACCGGTCCCGTTGCTTCGTCAAAGTGCTCGTAGGAACACTTCTACTATAGCCCTCACGAGGTTGGCGTGAGGCGGGGTTTGACGCGAGCCTTCGGACAGGGCTCACAGCCGGGACCACCGAGGATGGCGGTGGTATACGGTCGATTGGGCTTCTACCTCCAATCTCTGTCTTCAATCACCAAGGGGGATGACCCGGATGATTGCCTTTTTATCCTCTTCCCCATGAAAGCGGGTAGTGAGTGGAATTCCTCAGAGGGGTGTCCGAGGCTCCGTGATTTCGCTGGCCAGCTAATTTCGAGATCAACATATCAGGTCTGCAAAGGTCGTCAACGACTTTCTATGGTTAATAGGTGTTGTATTTTTGCCACACTCATATTGAAGCAACTATCGAGTTGACACGCACCGTGAATACTGCATAGTTGCGTCTTCAACCATGGAGGCCATAATGGCTGCTAAGATGCCTACTATATCTACTCCGATTGTCGATCTCGATAATGCCCTCACGGCAATCGAGCAGGCGATGCACTACTTCGAGAACGATTGTTTCCGAAATGGTCGTGACCCGGTGAACTGGAATGAAACGGGGATGGAACTTCGCAACATCTACGAACATTATGTCGGAGTCCTCGACGATGAAACTCAGGTCGTGCGGGACGAACTACAGGCCATTCTCGCCGCAGGCGCGTCCGCATAAGAAAAAGGCCCAGTCTTCGTGGGACTGGGCCTTACCCCTTCGTCGGGGCCATCAACTTTTGGAGAATTCCATACTTTTGAGCGGCGTGGGATTCGATGGCTTGTCTAACGAAGTAACCATTCCAGTGGATTACCCACTATCCCATATTGCACTTGATACGGTCAACGTTTTTCTTCGTCTGGAACGGCTGATCTGGCATCGTCCTCATGACGACTTCCGAGAGCATCTTGGCATTGTGAGCCTGACGCTCAGCCAACCATGCCTCCAGTTCATCCGAGGCCGGGGGACGGAACTCACCGAAGTATTTGACCTCAGCCAGAAGACGAACCTTTGCGGCTTCGTCCAAGGTGTGGTAATATCCGAGGAAGATTCGTTTGCCCTCACAGTTGATCGCAGCTTCCCAGACGGATCGAGCCTTGTTCCAACACACGCCGCGAACACCAGAGCCATTGTCAGACCGGATGCTGCTGTTGTGAGCATTCTGGGACAGCGTGGCTTCACGAAGATTCGAGAGCTTGTTATTGGACGGGTTGCGGTCGGCGTGGTCAATCATGTGTTCAGGCCACGAACCGTGGACGATCATCCAGATGATGTTCTGGGCCATGATCTTGTGGCGAATGCGCTTCGCGCCTCTGGGCTCTTCTGGCATCAACATCGCCAGACTGGCCTGCTCGTATCCGTAAACATCAAAATGGGTTGCGAGTTTGCCAGCATACTTCGTTGAAAACTTACCAGCACCGATATACTTGCCCCGGCTTCCCCATGATAGGATGCCAGTCTCGGAATCGTAGTGGTAAATGTCGAGCAATTGTCGCTGCGTAATGGCGGCGTAACGGTCCTTGAAATTCATTATGAATATTTCCTTCGGGGCGGTGGTTCTCTGTGCCCGAAAGTATTTAGCTTTGGTTGTTACCCACTAACGCCAGCAGTCAATAACAACCACAAACAAAAAGAACGGCGTGACATCTCTGCCACACCGCTCCATTTGAGAACCACCTCGTTGACCGGGGACCAAGCCGGTCCACAGTATTTAGGGCATCAAGTCTTCTTTCGATGGACTGCACGTCATGAAGACGAACGGGATGACCAAGGGTGGGAAGACGAATGCTCCGAGGCCACAGAAAACGATCCAGAAGAACTTCCAGCGATAGTGCATCAGATTTTCCCAGCCTCTTTCAGGATGCGTCGGACAGTCATCACCGACACGCCGTTGATAGCCGCCAAGTATCCATATCCAGCGACCATTGCCTTGGCGGGTGGGCCAGAGCCCCACCCGCACAGGATCGAGAAGACGAGTTCAGCACGGGTCTCGTGGACCCCGGTTTGTGCAGGAGCACCCATTAGCCGATCTCCCGCTTGCCGCCCCACGGATCACGCATGGCCTTGCCAGTCTCGGCGTTGACCAGACGGATTTTCTCGGGATACGAGGTCTTGACCGGAAGAGACTTGACACCCGTGATCTTGGTTCCGCACAGATTGTTGTAGGTCCGCGTGGCCCACGAATACTCGCCGTCAGTGTCGGCGTGCTCAGCGATCTCGGGAGCGTAGAAGAACGCCATGTCCTGATTGCCAATAACCGGGCCGTCGTATTCATTGATCATCCAGTCTTGGAGGATTTCCAAGCGGTTGGTCAGAGCCGGGGTCCACGGGCCTTCGTAAAGTTCCGTCATGACCATCCAGACCATCAGAACACGCTGGCGATGGTCGAACTCACCGAAGGCTTCGAGGAACGAAGTGTTTTCGAGATCGACCGTGAGCGGCTTGCTCTTGGTCACGACTGCCTTGGCAACCATCTTGCCGGTTGCGTTTACTTCGTCGTCGAGGTCGAAAACGTTCCAGAGGAAAGTAGAGCGGGTCATGTGGTCTCCAACGAGGATGGCGTTGCTTGTTTCGATGACCAGACAATAGCACACTGGAATTGGGTGTCAACCATCTGAACAAAAATATTTCAGATGGGTAGACAAAAGAATTTCGCCTGCTATTATACAAGCACACCACAAGGAGAGACGACATGATCACTTTCGGCGGCGAACCAGCCCAAATCATCGAAGCCAAACAAGTCAATGGCGAGACGCATGTCCGCCTGCGTTACTGGCTCTACGGTGAACTCGAACAAGACACCGATGATTTCTGGGCACTGAACGGAGATCATGTCGGTGGGACCAAGGCGGAATGGGACGCGGCTCTGGTTCGGCTCGGTGCAATCGCCGGTTGAGCCCCGGCAAAACTCTCTTTTGCCACGAGCCAAATTTTCTTTCCGACGAGGCAAACCTTTTTCTTCCGACGAGCAACGCGAGTTCTTTTGTCTTCGAGGACGAGCAACGCGAGTTCTCGTTTGGCCGAGTGCAACGAGGCTCTTCCCTCTGCCCCGGTTTGAAAAACCGCTTTGTAATCGAGATTTGCTCGTCGGCACGTCGAGCATCGAATCTCTTGTATAAATTGTTTCTTTGTAAGTTCTTTCTTCCATTATACAAGAGATTCGGTCTTCGACCTCATTCGACCACAACAGGCCTCGTGTCCCACTTCGTGGACCAGTCGGCAGAGAAACCAATCACGTCGAGCCGTGATTGAACAACAACTTTGGCCGGAAGTTTTTTGCCGGATGCCGTGGTCTTGACGAAGGGCGGAAGGTCGAGCGTCTTCCCGTTCAGGAAGAGACGAAGAGCCAAGCCCTCCGGTTCACCCGGCTTCATCGTGGCCAGCACGGCTTGGTTGGCGTGCAGCTTCGTCCCACCGGCTCCGTTTTTTCCGCTCAGTCCCTTGGTCGTGATGATGCCCGTCAGGTGATCCTCGGTCATGCCACCCGCGAAGTTCAGCAGGTCGTTTCCCCAGTCGGCTCGAATGGATTTCTTCTTGAGGTTCCGATTGACGCTCTCGGTCAGGTTCTTGGCGTTCATCAGGATCACGTTGGATTTGTGCTGGTAGTCGCCCTTCCGTTCGATGCTGATTTTCTCGGAAATCCAGACCTCGACAGAAGCCGTATATTGGTTGGGGAAGTTTTCGACTCTGACACCGTTGGGCCAGTTGTCGAAAAGGTTGACCTGAACCGCCGTGATCTTGTCAACGTCGGGGAACGGCTCTGCGTTCGCGATGGTCTTGGCTCGGTAGAGGAAGTCCGAACAGGCGGAATGAAACCACGGATACTTGTAGGCGAGCGCGCTCGCCGACGCTGGGTCTTCCATTTTCAGGCGAAGTTTGTGCATGAAGTCTTCTTCGGTCAGGCCGCCGGTTTGGTCAAAATCGTAGATCACGAATGGTTCTCCAAAATGTTCGTGATACTACTTAATCTGGGGTCAACCTGTTTGGCTACCAAAATCTCCAAGAGATTTGCGAATTCGGTGAACCAGTTCGAATACGTGTCGTAATTGCCACACGTTTTATCGTTTACCAATATGAATTCCCCAGACCCTTACTGACGCGGGTCTGGGGAACCATCTACTGAATGGAGCGTCCGGTTAAATCCGCCCCGCCATCTGTATGCCGGTTCCAGAAAGTTTGGTCAACCATTTAATTTTGGTTGACGACATTTTTATACGCTCTATAAGGGACACATTGGTAAACCAAATTCCCGAGAAGCATTATGTCCCTCGTCCTCATCCGATTGATCCCAGAAGTTTCCGCCCTGATCTCCATGATGATCAAGGCCAAGGTCTCCCTCGCCAAGGGCAAGTCGTTCCGCCTCAAGGAAGTCGAGGTCTGGTCGCAAGGCCCGGCATACGATCCGTTGCCCAAGGGCTGGCGGACCATCATTTTCATGCACGATTACACCAAGCACCCGGAAGCCAAACTCCTGACCGTCCATTTCGAGGCCACGCCATCTGGTCGGATCAAGAACCTGCGTATCGAAGCCGAAGACGAATACTGGCACAGCCTTGAAAAGATGACGTGGTGGTTGATGTTCTTCCAGCGTCAGAACCGGTCGTATGGTGAGAACCGCGTCGTGACGTTCAATGAAGTCAAGCAGAAGATGGAATTGATCTCCGCAAGCTAAATAGGTGCATGAAGACGTGTATCACCTGTGGAGTGGAATTGGAGATTCCCCAGACCTATTCGGAGGCGATGAAGAAGTCACGTAAGTCCCGCTGTTCCCCATGTGAAGCCACTCACCAGCGGAAGTATAACGAGGGCTATAGAGCCCGGAACCGAGAGAAGGCACGAGCCGACTGGATTCAGTGGCGGCTCGATAATCCAGCTAAGTATCAGGCCAAGCTGGAGGGGGAACGGACGAAACGAAATGCAAAGAAAGATTTACAAAGGGACGGGCCGCATGGCGGTCAAGATGTTCCATAAGGAACACTCTGTCCATAAAACCAAAGATGGGTGGATCGTTAAGGTTAATGGCGAGACCCAAGAATTTTTCGAACGATTTGCAGACGCACTCAATGTCTGCTTGAAGGACACATTCAAATGACACAACCAGCATGGATGGTTACAGCACGAGCCAGCATCGGCATCAAGGAAATTCCGGGTGCCAAGTCGAACCCCAAGATCATCGACATGGCCAAGAAGATTTGGAAGTGGCTGGGAGTCAGCTATACCAATGATGACACGGCATGGTGTGGTGTGTTCGTCGGATACTGCCTTGAGACCAATGGCATCCACCCACCGCAGATCGCCGTGCGTGCATCCGCGTATCTCGACTGGGGCCAACGCCTCGCTGTTCCCACGCCGGGAGCAATTCTGGTCTTTACTCGGGATGGCGGCGGACACGTCGGTTTCTACGTTTCGGAAGATGACACATCTTACCACGTCCTTGGTGGAAATCAAGGCAATGCTGTCAGCATTACTCGAATTGCTAAGGATCGACTGGCCGGTGCTCGTTGGCCCACCGCCGTTCCTCTCCCGAAGACTGGCCGCATGATCGCCACGCTGTCGGCCGCAATGTCCCAGAACGAGGCGTAAATAGAGTCATGTCCGACGAAGGCTACCCGCCCACACCCCCGAAACGCTACAGCGATTACAACCATGATGGTGACCGATACTGGCAAACCCCAGTCGGAACCTACCCAATCTCTATAGAGATTATGGACAGGATGCCGTTGCTGACCAGTGAACAACAACAAACTTGGTGGAAGACACAGCAGACCCGACTGGCCTCTGCTGTCACCGCCGGAACCGAAGATGACTTTGAGGTGACTGATGACGGACTCCCTTAACGTGAGCTACACGCTGATCCAGAAAGTGCCGGAAGAAGTCCAGCACAAGTTCACGCTGGAAGATTTCGAGCACGCAATGTTCGTGGCTCTGGAAGATGCTGGTGGAAATATCCGCCAAGTATTCGAGAACGAAACTCCGACCAACCGTGTGTTCATCACCGGAGAAATCAATATGACCACGCTGGTTTCCATCTATGGACAATGGCTGGTCGATGCTGGTATCATCAATACTTAAGACAACAATGAGCGGCGGTAGTTCAGAGGTAGAACGCTCGCCTTCCAAGCAAGATGTCGGGAGTTCGATCCTCCCTCGCCGCTCCAATTTTTGAAAGAGAACCATTTCATGATCTATCTAATTACCCGCGAAGAAGGCGGAATGTTCGAGTTCTATACTGACCGCCCGTCGTGGGAAGCCGCTCTGCGGATAGTGCCTACTCCATTCGCTTTCGGTAAGTGGATCGGTAAGGAAACCCATCTTTACGACCGAACCCTCAATGAAGTTCGGGTCAAGAATGTCGGCATGACGTGGCAAGAAAGCGTCGCCAACGATCTCAAGCAATTGGCCAAAGGTTTGGTTCCGAAGCAAACAAACCTTGGAATGGCAACTATGGCAGATCAGGTAAGTCAGGCCCAGCGTAATGCTGCACAAACACAGTATACCAATCCGTTTGCGTCGCAAGCACGAAACTCCAAATGATTTACTGGAAGATCGGAGCGGCCCTTGCCCTGATTGCGGCTCTGATTTTCGGAGGCAACCGGGCCATCCATTCCCTCAAGGAATCAGCCCGCCAAGAGGTCCGCATCGAGTATCAGGTGCGTGACCTGACCAAAGCCGTTGAGGACGCGAAGGCAGACAAAGCCTTCGCCGAAGCCCAGCAGAAGAAGTCAGAGGAACAGGCCCAAGAACTTCGTCAGACGCTCACTGATGCCCTGAAACGAGTGCAGGCGTCTCGCACTGTCATCCATGAGCGAGTGGCCTCTGGTGAGCTTCCTAACGGTTCCTTGAGCCCGACCATCGAAGCAGCCATCGACCAGACCGAACAGTTGGAAAAGGAACGAATGAAATGACCGAGAAATTCACCAACCACGTTTTCATCAGCGAATTTGGACAGATTGAAGTAGTCGAGATGAAACCCATTACGGTTTCCGGTCCACAACATCGTCCGATCCGTAATGATTGTTCATTTTGCAACGATCCTACCGAGACCAATACGTTCGATGTATCGTGCCCCGAGTGCAACCGCCGGTCTGGATTGGTGAAATACAGATGACTCGCAAAACTCGCAAAGAAGCATTCGTTCAACACATCAAAGATTTGATCGACATGACAGCCGATGCCGAGATCGAATTTGCCGGTGAAGGCAATGAAGATTGGGACCGGTTCGCTTATGGTGCGGCTGAAACTATCGTCATGTCCCTTGAATTGATGACTCAGGTTGAACATCCCATGGAATACACCGGCAAATGAAGCGTCTGATCATCATCGCCGCTCTCGTGCTCACCGGTTGTGCCACCAAGCCCACGACCATCGAGAAGAACCATTTCGTTCCCGTCAAGGTCAACGAAGAATTCCTCGACGAGAACAAGTGTCCGTGGCCAAAGAAAGCAGACCACACCACGACCGGAACTGATCTCGACGGCTCGGATTGGATTCTGGCCGCGTATTCGTCTTGGTTGTGTGAGCACGAGACGCGGATGCAGATCAAGAAACAAAACGACCAACAGGCCAAAGACATTGAAGCAAGGAACAAGAAGTGACTTTTCAAGACAAGATGGTAGATGCGTTCGATAAACGCTCAAAACAATTGTTCGCCCAACGTAACGAATACATCAAGTCACGGAATGGCCAGTATGATGCCGAGACTTTGGCGTTCTTGGTCCAGATCGACGAGTATTTCATGGACGTATCATCCATCGTCGTGAGTCTCGCAAACACCGAATAAAGATAAGTAAGCGTATGCCCGCTAACTTCAAGTCTTTCTTCAACAGCCTCAAAATGCTGCCCGCCATCACGTTCGCACTGATGCTGGGTGCGGGCGTAACCCTGACTGCCATGTCCACGTGGCTCGTCACCATCCTCGCCTACCATAAGTGGCCCGACAGCGTGGCAGAAGCCCGCGTCAACAACCTCGGACTGGCCCTGTGCATCTGTCTTGGCCTCATCGGCTTGGTCATCATCGCACTCGCATTCGGCAAGATTAAGAACCTGTCGTTCACCGGACCCAACAGTATTGGTGGATCGGTTGCATTTGATGACGAAGAAGATCAACCGAAGGCAGAATAGGCTCGCATTTTCAAGTAAATAATAGACCCATTTTGGGTCTATTATTGTTTGAGCGGGTCAGTATGAGTAAGCGTGTATACGATAGGGCTAAGCGTGCCGAACGATGGACACGTGAGAAGGTCGAACAAGCCAACCGATTGGCCCAAGATCGACAGTGGTGGTCAACGAAAGTCCTCCCAAAGATCAAGCACAGAGCCAAGATGCAAGGCCACGAGTTCTCCATCACCCCAGAAGACATCCCACTACCCGACAACTGTCCTGTCCTCGGAATTCCACTCACACTATACCCCGACAAGACAAACCTCGACGACTCACCGTCAGTAGACCGTATCGACAATACTAAGGGATACATCCCCGGCAACGTCAGGGTGATTTCCAACAGAGCCAACGGGCTCAAGTCGGACGGAACCAAGCCAGAGTTCCAGTCCATCATCGAATACATAGATCGTGAAGACAGTATTCGACAAGCTAAATAGGTGCATGAACCAGAACCACCTTGCCGCCAAACTGCGTCGTGTCCTTTACGGGACCACGGCAATCTCCACCGGAACCGTAGACTTTAAGGACGGTGATCCGATGATCCAGTTCCTCCGTGAATTCCACGAGAAGTATCCAACCAAGTCTTACCCGGAAGCCGGTGCAGCATACATGATGTTCATGGCAGATGAGCAGATGGCCCGTGAAGCAATCGCTTGGGCACCACCCGCCCAGCCCATCGAGTAAATACCCACACAAACAGTAGGGAATAAAGAGGCCCGAAATATTATGGAAGAAGAGATCAAGCCCAAGCGTAAGCGTGGCGGTCAGAAGAAGGCTCCCACCAGCATCGTGGCTGACGTTGTGCCCGAAGTCGAGAAGGCAGGCCCCGGTGCTAAGCGTCGGGAGCGTATCAACGTGCTCGAATACTTGCGGAGCCAAGGTTACGACCCTATCGAACGTTTGAAGAACGCTTCCCTCGCGGCCGAGGCACGTGGCGAGTTCAAGCTGGCCGTGGACATCGACAAAGACCTCACTCGATACTGTGCCGCACCGTTCAAGCACATTGAAGCAGAAGAGGGCCAGAACACAGCAGAGATGTTCACCCAATTCTTGGCGTTCCTTGCCCAGCAAGGTCGTCCCAAGCCGCCCACCGACACTGAGTAACCTTAACGAGAACCCACCCCATGACCGGCATCGTAATCCCTTTCGACCCAAAGTCTCGCCAAGAAGAGCCCGAGTATACAATCGTATTCGAGCCGGAGGGTGAAGAAGAGGCCGAAGAAGTGATCCGACTTGCTTGCACCAACTGCAAGAACGCCACCTACAAGCTGGAGCCCCGCCCGGAGCACGAAGATTCCGAGATCGCCGTGGCCATGGTCGTCTGTGCGGCTTGCAACTCCGACATTGGCACGATGGGCTGGGTTGACGAGTAATGAACAGTATTAAAGAAGTATTGGCCCACCTCGGAGACCGAGACTGGCGGCTGAACAACCTCTACACGATCATTGACAGAGATGGTAAACAGGTTCCGTTCAAGCTCAACTGGGCTCAGCAGCAGTTCCTTAAGGAACACCACTACCAGAACATCATCCTGAAAGCTCGCCAGCTTGGGATGTCAACCTTCCTGCAAATCTTCATGCTCGACGTGTGCATGTTCAACCCCAATACTTCTTGCGGGTTCATTGCCCACACCTTGGATGATGCTACGACTATCTTTGCGTCTAAAGCACAGTTCGCCTACGATTACTTGCCTGATCTTGTCAAGATGATGGCTCCACTGACCAAGCGGAACACTACCGAGATGCAGTGGGCAAACGGTAGCTCCATGCGGGTCGGCACTTCACTTCGTGGTGGCACGCTCCAATACTTGCACATCTCGGAGTTCGGTAAGATCGCCGCACGTTTCCCCGAGCGTGCAGAAGAAATCGTGACCGGCTCGCTCAACACCCTCTCAAGTAATGGTCATGTATTCATCGAGTCCACGGCCGAGGGTCAGAGTGGACGGTTCTTTGACATGGTTACCACCGCTCGGGCCAACGTTGGCAAGAAGCTCGGGAAGATGGACAACAAGTTTTTCTTCTTCCCGTGGTATAAAGATCACACCTACGTTCTGGATACGGCTGGGCTGATTATCCCCCGTGACCTCGATAAATACTTCACCAAGCTCTCGGATCATTACGGGATCGAACTCTCGATGGAGCAGAAGGCTTGGTATGTAAGTAAAGACAAGCAGATGGGTGAAGGGATGCACCGGGAATTCCCGAGCCATCCTGATGAAGCATTCGCCGCAGCCCCGGAAGGGAATTACTACGGTAGCCTCATGGCCCAAGCACATCGTCAAGGTCGGATCGGTAGTGTGCCATTCGATCCCATGATGATGGTCGAGACTCACTGGGATTTGGGTATGAATGATAGCATGGTGCTCTGGGCCAGACAACGTGGACCGGGTGGTGAGCTTCGTTATATCAATTACTATGAGAACAGTGGCCATGGTCTCGCACACTATGCCAACGTCCTCGACGATTGGAAAGCAGAGTATGGTTACCGCTATTCTCGCCACATTGGTCCTCATGACAGCAATGTCCGAGAGCTTGGCACTGGCAAGACCCGCAAGGAAACTGCTGAGAGTTTGGGGATGAAACCTTGGGAGGTCGCTCCCTCTATTGGTTTGCAAGCCGGTATCGAAGCAGTTCGTAACGTTTTGCCTAAGTGTTACTTCGATGAGACTCGATGCGAAAAAGGTATCGAAGCATTGATGAAGTATACGAAGGAATGGAACGACAAGCTCGGAACTTGGAGTAATCAGCCCAAGCATGACAAGTATTCGCACGCAGCCGACGCTTTCCGAACGGGAGCCGTTGCCCGCGAGCCCATCGACCACGAAGACTCTGGCTTCAACGTCAAAGAAATCAAGGTGCCCAAGTTCGGGGCCGTATAAGGAGAAACGTTCATGCCCAGTGGCTTCACGAACCCCGATGCTGAGACCGACACTGTAGGCAATGTCGATAACATTGACAACCAAGGCTACATCGTCGTCGAAGGACCGCCCGGTCCTCGCGGTGAGAAGGGCGACCGTGGCGATCCCGGTGGTCCCCAAGGCCCGACTGGTGCCCAAGGAGAGGTCGGTCCCATCGGTCCCATTGGCCCGGCTGGTCAAGACTTCACGGCATCCGTCACAGGGTTCTTCTCGGAACGCTCGACCTACGACAATCAGCCCCGTGGTTTCAGCTTCCTTGCTGTTGACCACGGAGCGATCTACTTCCGCGTGCCCGGTGGATGGTCGCCCGCTACTTACTTCGGTGATGGCCCGGTCGGTCCCCAAGGCCTGCAAGGTGTGCAGGGCATCGAGGGGGTCCAAGGTCCGCAAGGTATCCAAGGCGTGCAGGGCGAGCGTGGCATCCAAGGTATTCAGGGCCAGACTGGTATCCAAGGCATCGTCGGCCCCATCGGCTTGACCGGCCCCACCTACGAAGAGATCACCGCGATTCCCGGAGCCGCCGGAACGGTTACTCTCGATCTCTCGGGCAATACTTACTACAAGATCACGCTGGCAGGGAATACTACGTTCGCATTCAGTGGAACCTTGAGCAACGCTCGCACCTATTCTTCGGTGATCGAGATCAAGCAATCGGCCACATCGTCGTTCAGCGTTACTTGGCCGTCCGTGTGTCTTACTCAGAACGATGCCGTCTATACTATGTCCACCCCCAACAATGCTGTCGATCTCTACACGGTGTTCACGGGTGACGCTGGTGCAACGATCCTGCTGACGCTGATCGGAAAGAATTACCGTTAATGACTCTTCTCGTGAAATATCTGCGTGATGACAAGGAATACGTGGGGAACTTTCGCCCCTACGTGTCTTGGAATGGTTATCACCTGTATCGCGTCAGGGCCAAGACCGAATACACCTTCGCAACCGATTGGTTCGAGATGAATGGTGGCCCGGCCGAGCAGAGCCTTAGCCTCAACGGGACCATTACTGTATACACGCCAAAGAACTACCCGACCAGCACGAATTTCACCACCTCTGCTTTGCTGGAGAACAAGACAATCACCCTACCCAACGGTGGGGGAACGGCTACGGGAACGTGGTCGGTTGTCACCACGCCTGCCAATACTCGTGTATGGACTTACACCGGCACGACGCAAGCTGCTGTGCGTGCTCTGCTGAATGCTTTCGTCTTTACTACGAACGACATCCTCGACAAGTCGTTCTACATGGCCGTGCGTATTGGTAAGGCAATTGGTGAGACCACTTCGGCGACGACCCAGTTCTTCCGCATGATGTTCGCAGATGACCGTCTGCTTTACCAGTTTTCGTTTGACAGTGACCTTATTGCAACATCTGGTGCGACGCCGCGTCCTATCACTATGGTCGCCTCGCCGTTCACCACTGGGCAGTCACTTGTTGGTCGCGGAACTACACCTGTTGGGTCCATCATTACTTCACCCTATGTTGGTGGCATTGCTTTGGCTGGCCAGAACAACCTTGAACTGGGTGGTGCGTGGGCATCGGGTGGTGTCGCGTCGGCATGGAAGCACGATCTTTCCTACCATGGCATGTTCCCGACGACGACTGGTCTCTCTAAATACGACAACCTCGGAAACTACACCAATACTCGTGACCCGGATGCTTACGGATCGTCTTACTCGATGCCCACGGACATCGTTGGTGACTATGCTTCGGTCCCCAAGGTCTGGAACGCTGAGTTCTATGGTGATGCCACGACACCGAACCAAGGCCTCAAGCTCGGATACTCGACCGGTAACCTTACCGCGTCTGGCTACGGGTCTGGAACCTATACCTACCATCACTGGAAGCGGACGGACATCGAGGGTGACTGGCGTGTGCTGTCGAATGACTGGACGATTTCTTTCCAGCTTCGAGATGCTGATACCACGACTGGAAACAAGTTGGTCCCCGGCTGCATCCCTCTGTTCTTTGGTCATAACCCGGTCGCCACGAACGATGACCAAGGGTTCTACATCAAGGTAGTGGCGGGCGTTGCCCCGAACCCGTCATACCCTCGTTACCAACTATACTACAATGGGACGATGGTTACTTCGGATTCTGTTGGTGGTGGGATTGGGGCCGGTTGGGCTACTGTGTTCATCATCCAGAAGAAGAACGACACGATCAATTTCTGGTATGGAGCATCGGTGGCCACCAAACGTGCGACCATGACCGTGACTGATCTCCCCGACGTTTACAATGACTATAAGCGGCTATACTTGGGGAACGATGACATCTTTTCTTCAACTGTTCAAGCCAATTACTACATGAGAAACCTGCAAGTCTATCGTGCAGCAGTATACGACCATACTGCTAACACGATTACGACCTCGGTTGAGGGGTTCCCGTTGTGGACTTCGACTGATGGTTACAGCAATTTGCACCCCAAGTAATAAGGATAAGTAAGACATGGCTGATATTATTGGACCGCAGGGGCCGCAGGGCGAACCGGGTATTCAAGGACCGCAGGGCGTTCAAGGCCCGCAGGGTGTGCAGGGACCGGTTGGACCCACCGGTGCGAACGGAACTGTTGGGGCACAAGGCCCGACTGGACCGCAGGGAGAGCGTGGCCTAAAGGGTGACACGAACTTCCTCGAAGGCCCGGTCGGTGTCGGCATTGACTATATTTGGCTTGGTGACGGCGAGACTGCTATTGGCAATGCTTCCGTAGTCCTGCCCGAAGGTCACCTCGGCACTTACATGACTGATGGAACTTACTACGATGTCGGCCTCGTGTCTGGCATCGCCGGTAACTCTATTGATAATGCTGTGGTTAACGAGTCGGGAAACCTTATCCTGACCATGAGCTTCGGTGGCACGATTGATGCTGGCCACGTGGTTGGTGCTCAAGGCCCGGTCGGTAACACGGGTGTTAAGGGTGACACTGGTGCAACGATCTGGACCATTGACGCATCGACTGGCAACGTGTCGAACGGCGATACGGGGCACACTGACGGTGTTCCGTATGATTCCCTCGGCCTCGCTGGGGATATGGTCTATACTCTGAATGCCAATGGTCAGCAAGGGATGACTGTCCTTTGGGGTCCGAAGCCGTTCGACAATACTTGGAGCCCCGATGGTTCGGGATCGTTCAGCGGTGCGTTCGTTGGAGGTCTGCAAGGCAAGTCGTTCTTGGCCGGAACTGGTGATCCCAATTTGAATATTGGTGACAGCACCACGGGTTCTGGAGCAAACAACATCATCGGGAAGCCGGGTGATACTTGGCTTGATCTTCTCACGGGTGATGTTTATGGTCCTCGTGGGACTGACGACAATACTCCGTGGGCCTCGACTGGACAAAACCTGCGTGGAGCCGAAGGCCCGATTGGTGCTCAGGGCGTTGACGGAGCCATGGTGCAGTCCATGGACGTTTCTGACGGTTCGAATGCAATTGTCGTGCCAGATTTCTCGGCGAATGCTTTGCTGTGGACTTACGAACTGCAATCTCCCGGTTTCGACTGGAGTCTTGCTGACCCGTGGGCAGGTAACTGCACGGTAACGGTCGTCTACGATACTTACGAAGACGCTGAGGCTGCATCCTCGCCGCAGGCCAACGGTCAGTGCTCGATCACGTTCGTCGGTGGCAAGTATGTCATCCCGATCTATGAGCCGGGTCCGGGTGAAACGGTCACCAACACGACTATTGGTTCCGCATATGCTTCACCTCCCCTTCTTCCGCAAGTATTCCCGGTCAACCACCTGATCTTTACTTACACGCAGGGTGGGGTATACTATTTCCAAGATGCTGGCCCGATTGCTGGTGGCATCCCGACTGGTGGTGTTGCTGGCCAAGTATTGACCAAGCTCTCGGGGACGGACTATGCTTCTTACTGGGCAAATGCCAGTGTAACGGTTGGTCCGCAGGGTAACGCCGGGGTTTCTGTCGTTAACGTTAACGTCGATGGTTCGGGACACCTGATCACGACGCTGAGCAATGCTGCGACTATCGACGCTGGATACGTGGTCGGTCCCGCAGGAGCCAACGGTGCTGTTGGACCGGCTGGTGCCAACGGTGTTGCCGGTGCAGATGGTGCTGACGGCCTCTCGGCTTACGAAGTGGCCGTCGAAGATGGTTTCGTGGGTAACACGACCGTCTGGCTGGCATCTCTGGTGGGTCCGCAAGGCCCGGCTGGTGCGAATGGTGTTGCCGGTGCAAACGGGGCTGTCGGTCCTGCTGGTGCGAACGGCGTTGCTGGACCCGGCGTTGCTAATGCTGGTGTGACCGGCCAAATTCTTCGCAAGAAGAGTGGCACGGATTATGACACCGAGTGGGCAAACAACACGATCATCCCGAACCCGACCTCGATTGACAACAAGGTTCCGGTGTCGATCAATGATGGTTCTGGGAACGTTGCTGTTGACTGGTTCGCGTTGGGTGAATTCTTCGCCACGGATTTGTCCGGTGAAGTAATCGTAGATGGTGCTGGAAGCACTCCGCAAGAAGTGAAACTGGCTCTCAAGACGCAGGCCAGCCTTTCTCCCGGCACGTTCAAGAACGGTGAGTTCACGGTTAACTCCAAAGGTCTGATCACGGCTGCTACTGAGCAACTGACCACTGAACTTCCGGGTGGCACTATTGCTGTTGCGAATACTACGGCCATGCACTACGGTTACACCGCGTTCGACGACACGCTCGGTAACCATATTACGGTTACGGTTAATGGAGTCACCTTGACGTTCATCGGCTCGCCGTTTGGTGAACCGGACACGATCATTGCTCAATGGCCGTCGATGACTTCGATCTACGGCGTTCCCAACGTTCGGGCATTGAAGGACATGGCTGGCAACGTGATCTTGAACCATATTCATGGTGGTTCGATTACTATTGTCAATGGCACGGCGGACGATCAGGGCATCTATTTCGCTGGCCCGAATTCGGTAACGGGCATCCCGCTGTTCACGCCGGGTGCTTACGTGCCACTGGGTGGCTCAAACGGGCAAGTCCTGACCATTGCGTCGGGTAATGGTGAGCGAGTCTGGGCCAATACGGCTCCGTCGATCTCTTCGGTAACCCTAACGGGGGACGTGACTGGCTCTGGGTCCAACTCCGTGGTCACTACTCTGGTAAATACTGCTGTAACCCCCGGAACCTATACTTCTGCCGACATTACGGTGGATGAAAAGGGACGTATCACGGCTGCTGCGAACGGAACGAGCAGTGGCGGAACAACCAACCTCGACGACGTGATGTATTACTCGTCCCTCTTTGGAGTCTAATTCATGGCCTATACTGAAAAGAACTTTGCCGGGGTCGCCACGACCTCGGCGGCTGACCTCTACGCACCGTCTGCTACTGGTGCAACTCAGGTCGTTCACCTGCAAGCCGCAAACAAAACTGGAACTCCACAAACGATTACTTTGTTCCTTTACGATGACTCGGCAACCACGTCGTATGAAATCGTTTCGGCAGTGACGATTCCGGCCAACGCGATGTATTCGATCCTCAACAATGGCCGAATCATCTTGGAAGAGAATGACAAGCTCCGCATCCAAGCCAGTGCAAACTCAGCTATCGTAGTCATCGGTTCTGCTGTCGAACGGTCGTAATCATGCGTATCCCTAACGTATTCCCCAACAGTATTTGGGACGTTGCTCCCAAAGCCCAGCTATACAACCCGGCTGAAATGCTGTATGTGATGTCGCTCGGCTATGTTGTGCCAGACACCGATACTGCGTTCACCGTTTCGTCTAACAACTCTTCTTGGTTGCAGGGTCGTTACGGATCACTGTCCGGGTCGCGTTACGTCGAGAGCGGCAAGACGTGGACCAAAATCCACGGTGGGGGCACGAGCATGTTCGGTATTGCTACCGATGGCACGCTATGGTCGTGGGGAACTGTTTCGACACCGCTTGGCCGAACCGTAGATACTGCTAACCCGGCAAATGCTATTCGTCAAGTTGGATCGGCCACCGATTGGGCAACGATCTCTACTTCTGCCAACTATGCCATTGGTTTGAAGACTGATGGCACTCTTTGGTCGTGGGGTTCGAATGCGACTGGACTAACCGCTCAGGGCACGACCAGCGGCACCACGGCCACTCCGACGCAGGTTGGGTCATCTACCTACAGCTTGATCGGAACAGGTATTGGTGCGGCTTACGCTCTCGGCACGGACGGCAACCTCTATACTTGGGGAAACAACACGATCAATGGTCTGAATACCGCTGGAACGAGCACGACTCCTCAACTGGTTGTGGCATCTGGTGCTCTGGGCACGACGATCTCGGCCATCGGGCAGAACATGCAGAACTGCTTCATGATCATTGTCGATGGGAAGCTATATGTTGCCGGTTCTAATATTGGATACGGAACTGGACTTGGCACGAACTCGGGAACGACTTCAACCTTCACGCAAGTCGGTGCTAATGCTGACTGGCTCGATGCGAATTCTGGTGGTGGACCTATGTTCATGGGCCGTCGTTCGGATACTTCGGTTCGTTGCCAAGGCTTCGGCACACCCTACACCATTCAGGGTGCTTTGACTTGGACTGTCCCGGTGACCCCCAACCTCATTTCTTCAACCGGTGGTGTTCGTCAAGTATTCACGGTGTTCTCCGGCACAAGCAACTGTGGTCTGGTGATCATTGATACTTCAAACCGTATTTGGTTGGGTGGCTCGAACTCTATCGCCAATTTCCCAACGGCGGCAAACAATATCCAGAACAATGGCGTTCATCCGATCTCCAATGTTCGGGCTGCTTACAACGATACTTGCATCATCTTTTACCAGTGAGGTTAACCATGGCCAACAGCCAAACTACCGACGCATACAACCCAACGTCGCAGATTTATGAATTCGAGACTGAGACAAACATGCTCTCGGCAATGGATTACTTGCCGGGTGCCCCGCATTCTTCGGTCAACTGGACTTGGTTCGACGAAGAAGGAACAGGACGCTGGCTCCTGAGCATTTGGTTCGCCGATCTTGAGACCTTCGTCATCCCGTATGTCGCCCTGATCTACGACCTGATGTGGCACGAGCCCGAGCCGGAAGACCCGCCTGTTGATCCGCCCGAAGACCCGCCGGAAGAGTAAGCATACACCAAAGTAATTCGGTCCCCAGTGCCCTAAATACTGGGGACCACCTATTTGAGAGAACACATGGCCAAGATCACTGACGAAGAACTGATTAAAATCATCGGCGACGAGATGTCGCGTTCCATTGGTATGGACGGTGATGAAGAGTCAGAAGAACTTCAATCGAGCCGCCAACAGGCTTTGAATTACTACAAGGGTCTCATGCCCGACATGCCGTCGCTTGAGAACCGTTCTTCGTTCGTCAGCACGGACCTTCACGACGCCATGCAACAACTCATGCCTGAGTTGGTTGAAGTCATGATGGAAGAAGACCTCTGCACGTTCGTTCCGATGAATGATGCAGACATCGAGGCGGCCCAGCAAGAGTCTGACTTCATTAACTACGTTATCAATGAGCAGAACAGTGGCTTTGAACTCTGGAACGCAGCATTCTGGGATGCTCTCATGCTTAAGCGTGGGTTCTTCGTCTGGTCTTGGGACGAGCCGGAGATGGAGACGCAAGTATTCACAAGTGTTGGCCTCGAAGATTACAACTCTGCACTTGAGAGCGTTCCCGATCAACTGTCGGATGCTTCGCAGAACGAAGATGGCACTGTCAATTTCACGCTGACCCGCCCCAAGCAGGGCAAGGTCTGCATCGACGTGTATCCGCCGGATGACGTGACGGTCTCGTATGACACGGTTAAGCTGGGCAAGGGCACTTACTGTGCTTTCCGCACCCGTATGCGTCGTTATGAATTGCTCGAAGCAGGATATAGCGAAGATCAAGTCATGGAAATCCCGCGTTACGACTCGGTTGAGACTGGCATTGATCTTGCACGCGACACTGCTGGTGAGCAAAATGCTCGTATCAACTCGGGATCATCGACCGAAGACTACGACATCGTAGAGATCACGTATCACTACGTCAAGGTCTGGGAAGATGGTGAAGACAAGCTGCTGCGTGTCGTCACGGCCTCGGGTAACACTCACCAACTGACCGAAGACAGCATCCTTGAGCGTAAGGAAGTCAAGCAAGTCGATGCTGCGTCGATCTGTGCCTTCCCGATCCCTCACCGGTTCTACGGACAGTCGCTCTCGGACATCATGGCCCCGATCCAGCGTGTGAAGACGGCTCTGACCCGTATGACGCTCGACCAAGGCTATTACGCCCTGAACCAGCGTTATGAACTGCCGGAGTCCCACGTCTCCAAGCACACCCTGAACGATCTCCTTGCCAACCGGCCCGGTGCTCCTGTCCGCACGAAGCTCCCCGGTGGCATCATGCCCCTGCAAAGCGGTTCGCTGGGCTTTGATCCCCTGAACGCCATTGAGCATTTCTCCGTGGTCTCTGAGCAACGCACGGGCATCATGCGTAGCGGTATGGGCCTGAACCCTGACGCTCTGCACGAGACTGCTGCTGGCATGACCGCGATGATGGACAAGGGCCAAGTTCGGACCCGTTACATCGTCCGCAATTTCATCGAGACCGGCATCAAGGACTTGTTCCTCGGTGTCCATAATACTCTGCGTGAAAATGCAACCATGGCCATGACCGCCCGCCTTCGTGGCAAGATCGTGTCCGTTAACCCTGCTTCGTGGGGCGTGCGTGACACCATGGCAGTCGAGATCGGCAATGCTGGTGGTCGTGAGTATGATGTGGCCGTCATCCAGCAAGTCATGGCCCTGCAAGAAAAGCTCGTGCAGGCTCAGGGTGGAACAGATGGTGCGTTCGTCTCGCAAGAGAACATCCAACAGGCTGCTAAGCGTCTTGCTCAGCGTTCGGGTGTGCGTAAGCCGGAGCTTTACTTCAAGGAACCGGCCCCGGCCGCTCCCCAAGAGCCCCAAGACCCGAGCCAAGCACCGGAAGCTCTCGCTCTGCAAGCCGAGATGAACAACAAGATGCAGATCGAGCAGATGAAAGCTCAGATGCAGTCTCAGATCGACACTGCCAAGAATACTACGCAGGCTCAACTTGATCAAGCAAAGGCTCAGGCTGATCTTCAAATCCAACAGCAAAAGCTGCAACTGGAGCAGATGAAGTTCCAAGCCGAGATGCAGTTCAAAGAACAGACTGCACAGGCCGAGCTTGCCATCAAGCAACGTGAGATCGAACTGAACTACGAGATCGAACTTCGTAAACTGGAGATGCAGGGTTCGCTTCGCACTGATCAGGTTGACAAGGAACTGGACCTCAAGGCTCAGATCGCCAACCTCGAAGCAGAGCTTGAGAACAAGCGTATCGAAGTCGAGAACGAGAATGAAAAGCTCCGTATCTTGGCTGAGCAACGCACCACCTCCATCGACAACCCGCCGCCCAGCGTAAATCTGACGGATGTGTATCTCGGGGGCGATCCGGGTTAATTCTTGGACTAAATAGGTGCATGGAAGAAAACGAATACTTCTCGGAAGAGCAGATCGCCGCCCAAGACTACGCTAAGGGACGGAAGGCTGCACAAGAACTGGAGGTCTGCAAATCTATTCTTGCAGACCTCCGCACTCAGGCGACGCACGCTGCGATCTATTGCGATCCGGCGGCTCCTGAATACCGGCTGGAAATGATCGCCACGGTGAAAGTGGTAGACCACCTCATTACTTCGCTCGAAGATTTGATTACTTCGGGAGACACAGCCGCCACCATCATTAACCTTAACAAGGACCAAAAATGAGCGACGCTTTTACACTTGACGATGCGGTAGCCGCAATGACGGACCCTTCGCGGGTAAATACAATTATCGAGGATGGCGCCGACGAAGCGGCGACTGACTCTACAGAGATTTCACAAGCCGATCCCCTTGAAGAGCTTGTGATCGACGACGAGGACGGACTGGAAACGGCACCCGAAGACGACGTTGAGGACGATGGTGAGGACGAACTGGAAGACGATGATCTTCCGGCACTCGAAGCCCCGGAGTTTTGGGACGCAGATGATAAGAAGGTCTTCGATGACCTTGATCCGAAGGCTCAGGCCATTCTGCTCAAGCAAGAAACGAAGTTCCGCTCTTACTCGGAAGCAAAAGTAACGGAAGCGGCAAATGCCCGTAAGCAAGCCGAAGTCGAAGGTCAGACCTTTGTGGCACACCGTGCCCAACTGGATGAAGCCCTCGAACAGGCGGGTATGCTTTTCGTTAAAAAGTGGGAGCAAGTCAATTGGGACGGCTTTGATGCCGAGACCTATCGACGAGCCAAACAAGCATACGAACAAGATGTGGCGGCGGTCAAGCACTTCGAGCAAGTGAAGATCAATGCAGATCAGGTTGCTATGCAAGCCTATTGGGCAGAAGAGAAACAAAAGCTGGCGGCTCGGGGTGAAGCTGATCCCATCGCAGCCAAGTTGATCGAACCCGAGAAAGCACAGGCACGACTTGAAGAAGTAACTTCGTATCTTAACCAACATGGTTTTGATGCGGATCGACTCGATCATATCGGAGCCGACGAGTTGGTCATTGCTTATAAGGCCAAGCTCTACGACGACCTTCTTGCCAAGTCGGCAGGGAAGAACTCACCAAACGGGGCTCCGGCCACACCGAAGCCCGCTCAAAACTCCGCCCCCATGAAGAAACCTTCTGTTCCGGGGCAAACCTCAACCTCTCGGTCGGTTGAAAAGCTCAGCAATCGTCTCGCTCAGACACGCTCTGTCGATGACGCTGTGGCTTTGATGCTCGCCAAAGAATCCAAAAGGAAATAATTACTATGGCTATGCTCAAGAGTGCGGCAGTTGCGGGTAACCGCGAAGACCTGTCGGACATCATCACCCGCGTCTCTCCCGAAGAGACCCCGTTCCTGTCGTCCATCGGCGGAACGAAGGCGACCAACACTCGCACTGATTGGCAAGTTGAAGCACTCCGTGCTCCGGCTGTCAACGCCAACCTCGAAGGCTTCGCGGCCTCGATTGAAGCTGCTCGTGCTCCGTCGCGTGTCGGCACCTACATCCAACTGTTCAAGGGCGAAGGCTCGATTGCCAACACCCAACAGGCCATCACGACCGCAGGCACCCGTGACCTGTATGCTCGTGCCAAGGTCAATGTTGGTCTGGAAGTGAAGCGTGACAAGGAACTGGCTTACCTGAGCAACAGCCCGTCGCGTGTCGAGAACGGTGCTAATGCCCGTCTGACCGCTGGTGTGCTCGCTTGGGCCTCGACCTGCACGAACTTCGGTTCGGGTGGTTCGGCTGGTGGTTACAACGCGGACGGCACGGTTCACGCCGCTGTCCCCGGAACCGCTCGTGCCCTGACCGTTGACCTGTTCAACGATGTCATGAGCAAGATGTTCGCCGCTGGCGCCAAGTCGGGCAAGACTGCTCTGATGGGCTACAACCAAAAGCCGAAGTTCTCTGCCTTCACCGGCATTGCAGCTAACCGTGCTGAGGTCAAGGGAACCGATCAAGCCACGATCTACAATGGTGCTGACGTTTACGTCGGTGACTTTGGAGCCGTGACCATCGTGCCGCACCAGTTCGCTTTGACGAACGAAGTGGTCATCTACAATAAGGAACTGATCAAGGAAGCAACTCTGCGTCCGATGACCTCCGAAGAACTGCCGGTTTCCGGCGACTCGAAGGCGTTCCTGATGACCAACGAAGCTGGTCTGCAAGTCCTGAACGAAAAGGGCATCGGCGTTATCTACGCACTGACTGCCTAAGACTAAGTAAAGGGAGCCCTTCGGAAACGAGGGGCTCCTTTTGCCCTTTTATAGACCCAAGAAAGAGAACCAACCATGACTGCCACGACCAAGACTGTCAAGAATACCACTCCCGAAATTTCTGATGTGTTGCCTATTGGCCACGTTCGCTGCATGGTCCTTCGTAACGCTGGGGGCAAGATTGCTACCGGCCTGCATGATGAAGACAAGAAATATACTTTCTACCCGGCTCTCGTCGAGTTTGTGATTGCCAAGGAAATTGGTCTGGCTCTTGAACGCAAGGGTCTTGTTACGATCACCGAAGGTCTGGCAGAGGGCGAGTAATGAGTGATTACCATCTCATTGGTGGCAAAGGCCCCGTTCGTCGTGCTCTGACCATGGACGAAAAGGGTGAGATCACTGTTCACGAACAGAGCGACATCACTCAAGTCTTGGAAGACATCAAGACTGTCCAGAACAATACTACGCGAAAACTCAACTATGTTGATGGCTCGCAAAAGGGCATGGTTCACGTCGGTCACATTCCGAACATCGTGATCTCCATGTGGAAGAATATGTATGGCGTTGACGTGTATGACCAAGATCATTCCGAAGCCGTGCTCAAGCTCCTCGATGACCCGGAATGGGCCGCTCTCCGCGTTGGCGGTGGGCGTTTGACTTAAGGAATACTACGATGGCCGGAACGATTGCGAACTATGGTGAATTGAAGCAAGCGGCTGCTGACTGGGCAAAGCGTCGTGACTTGACGGACGTGATGGACATTTTCGTTCGCCGGGTCCACATCCGCCTGCAAGAGTATGTCGGCCCGCTCGTTACTTCGGGTTCTGACCCGGATGAACCGGTCTATACTCTGGAGAACGATACGGACTCCAACGCTCTCCTGAACTACGACCCGTATGCGTATCTCTACGGAACTTTGGTCGAGATTGCTGGATACTTGCGTGACCCCGAGATGATGGGTCTCTACCAGTCTAAATACAGTGAGATTCTTGCTGACTTGGCCATGTCTGGTTACGACCGGATTGACGCTACTCCGAACGGGGCTGTTGTCTAATGAAAATCACGCTACCCGCCGGGGTTCCCCAATGGGCCGTGAATGTTGTTCGACAGATTGAGCGAGGGTTCGTGGATGTTGTTCCAACGAGCCCTCTTCGTCTTCCGGTGTTTGATCGGGACGGCCCTACTGGATTGGGTTTGCCTGATCCGACAAAATACACGGCCTGCTACATTTGGGTCCGTCCAGTAAATGATCCGAGCGGATACGCCGGGCCTGCTTACTCTGATGGAACGGACTGGATCACTACTTTGGGGACACCTATCTGATGCCTTATACTTCTCTTAACCGTTACGAGCAAATCACGCCGGGCACGCAGATCGACCTCTGGGGCGAAACGCAGAACCGCACTCTGACCCGTATCGACCAATCGACCAAGGGCGTGATCGCGTTCTCCGTGAACGGCGACCGTAACTTGGTTTACTCGAACGATGCTTCGGACGAAAGCCATTTCGCAGTCATCAACGTGGCTGGTGGTATTGGTGGACGTGTCCTCATGCAGCCGGTGCAGGCGACCTACGTGGTTCGCAACGGGGCGACCGGCAACGTGGTCTTTACTGTCGATGGTGAATCCATCGCAACTATTCAACCGAACTGTATTTCTGTAATCATCAACACTGGTGATGGTAAAGTATACCAAGAAGGTTTCGGTGGTGATCCCAAAGCATACATTGACGATGGTCTGGCGGCTGAGCGTGCGTATGCTGAATCCCTCGTGTTCGATACTGTGGCCGGTGAGCTTCCGGGTCAGTCGGGCAACGCTGGTAAGTTCCTGCAAACCAATGGAACCAACGGTAGCTGGCAACAGCCCACCATTGCAGATGTGGCAACACTTGAGGACACCCTGTCCGATCTTGCCGACCAATCTTTCGCTTTCGCTCTCATCTTTTAAGGAATACTGAACCATGGCTTATACCACGAACAAAGCTGTTCTTCCGCAGGGCGTTAAGACTAACGTCATTACGCTGACGAACCAAAAGACCGACCTGACGAACTCTTCGTCGGTTGTCGTCGCGATCCCTGATACCCTTATGGTTAACGGAGCACGCATCACGAAGATCACTGCCATCCCGCGTGGTGCAGTTACTTCGGATACGCAAATCCAGTGCTATCGCCGGTATCCGCAAGACTCGGCCAAGGTCAACAACTACTACCTGACCGACATGGTTATGCTTCCGTCCTACACGGTTTCGTCGATCACGGCTCCGTCGAAGGCTTCGTTTGCCTACACCCCGGATAACCCGATGATCGTGGCTCCGAACGAAGAGATTTCGTTCGCCATTGGCTCGTCGGTCGCGGTCGGCATCAACGTGATCGTCGAATTCGAGACTTACTAATGACCGGTATGCCCTCATACAATCGGGGAATGCAGGGCATCGGTGGGTCAAAGAAATCCGCCGGAGGTTCGACTGCATCTGCCCCCAAGCTGATCTCTCGTGTTTACGTCTCTGACAGTGGAGCCGGAGCATCGCAAGTAATCGTGCCCGGCACTGCTGGGTTTGCAATCGCCTCGGCCATTGGGTCGGGCGGTGCTGCGAATGCTTACGGTGCTGCTGGTGGCGGTGGTGCGTATGCTCGTGAATACTTCCCGGTTGCTGGCAATGAAATCTTGCTGGCTACCGTTGGCGTGGCTCGTGACACGGCTCTCAAGCGTGGAACTTCGATCATCATCCAAGCCGGTCAAGGTGCATCCTCGACTGGTATTGGTCAAGGTGGTCTCACGTCGTCTTGCGTCGGAACTGTCAAGCGTCCCGGTATTTCTGGCCGTCGTGACAATACTACCACACCTCCGACCTGTAATGGCGGCGATCCGGGCAATGACTTGAACGATGCTCAGAGCCTCGGTCTCTACGGCGTTGGTGCTCAAGGTGGACTTGCTGGTAACAAGGACGCTCAGGGGTTTGGTTCGGGTGGAGCACGCGGTAACGTTACCGGCGATCCTTTGATGGCTCCGCATGGTGGTCTTCTGGTTGTCGAATTCTATACTGCCGATCCCCGCAACATTACTATCTAAGGAGCGTATTCATGGCGAGGATTCCCGTCACTCTCCCTCCGGGTCTGAAAGCGAATGATACTTCGTTTTCGTCTCAGGGGACTTATCGGACGGCAGACCACGTTCGTTTCGACAAAGACCGGGCTGAGGTGAACAAGGGTTACGAACGTGTTTCGTTTGACTTGATCCCCGGTCTGGTTCGTAACATTCATGGTTGGAAAGACCAGATCACGGCCTCGAACATTATCCTCGGGTCGAATTCGCACCTCTATATCTGGCGTGCAGGAACCACGGCCGACATCACCCCGGAAGACTATGCGACCGGTGGTGTCAACAACGGAACTGCACCGGGTTACGGCAAGGGTCCGTATGGCAATGGTCCTTACGGAACTTACTCGGGTAATGGCGGCTATGCTGTCAAGACTTGGGCTTTCTCTGAATTCGGTCAAGCAATCGTAGCATCACCGCGTCGTGGTCCCCTGTATTTCTGGGGCAACAACATGCTGTCGCGTGCCATCAAACTGTCGGACCTTCCGAATGCAGCTTCGGTTCCAGAGGTCTGCGATTACTCCCTCGTTACTTCCCAGCGTCAAGTATTGGCGTTCGGCACGATCCGCGAGTATGCGGATGACGGCTCGACCCCCGGCCCGTTCTCGACCATGACCATCCGTGGTTCTGACCTCGAAAGCATCTGGGACTGGGCCACGACTGATTTCAACAACGCCTTTGAAGTAACTCTTCCGGGTGGTGGCTCGATCATTGCTGCCCGAAACTGGGGTGAGCAAATCGGTGTCTGGACCCAAGCTGGACTGTTCATGGGAACCTTCACGGGTGACCCCGGAACTGTCTATCGTTTCGACCCGGTGTCGGGTGGGGCTGGTCTTCTTGGACCGAACGCCGTGACGATCATTGGTGACTCTGCATTCTGGATGTCCCCCGACTTCCAAATCTGGACCTGCACAACTGGTGGATCGCCCACTCGTATTGACTGTGCTATTCAGGACAATACCTTCGGGCACATCGCTGCTTCCCAAGGGGACAAAGTTGTTGTTTCGTTCATTGCAACTACTAATGAACTTCGGGTTGACTATCCTGATCTTCGTGATGCAGAAGGCTTGGAAAACTCCCGATACGTGACGCTCAAGCTCGACAACGGGGCGTGGTCGCAAGGTATCGAAACCCGCACGGCATTCTCGGAAGCCAAGCAATTCCAGTATCCGCTGTCGAGCCGCCCGTTCGAGCGGACCCTTCCGCACGTCGGAAACATCTACGACAATGCTTCGGCCAAGGCGGCTCTACTTGCTGCTCAGGACAATCTTCCCACGATCTCGGGCATTAACTATGTTAACCGCGATCTGGCGAATACTCCGCAACCGGACAACGTGGCCATCGAGAACAACTATGCTGGAGATTCCCTCTGGGGCTTCCGTATGATTGGTGTTGGCCTCGAAGCTCAGGGTCGTGTCTCGAACATGACTTTGCCTGCTTCGGGAGTTGCTTCCGTGAGTTTCCGGGCCAAGATTGATGCTGGCGTTGATTCCTTGGATGGTTTCCTCGGGGTGGTCCACTACCCCGGAACTGTCGAGAACATCGACACCCGTGCGTTCACCATCACCAAGACGATGCAGACCTTCAAACTGGAGAACATCTTCCTCCCGGCCAACCTGACCAATGCTGAAATCCAGTTGATCTTGACTGTTCCTGACGAAACTATTCTTGAGATCACGGACATCAAGGTTGAGAAGGGTGCAGCTTGCACTGGCTGGACCCCTGACCCGGAAGATGGATCGCTGTATGACAACTATGCTCGTTTCATCTCGAACCTGATCTATCCTCAGACGATCTCCGAGTTCTACTACGAAGAATTCGGGACGAACTGGGATGGTGCTCCGATGAACTGGTCTTTGGAAACCAACGTATTTGCTTTGGATGATGCCAACTCTACTTGGCTGATCCGTGGGTTCTACCCTGACTTCATTGATCAGCAAGGTTTTGTATACTTGAAGGTCAAAGTATTCATGAACCCGCAGGACGTGGACTACGAAGAACTTGGTCCGTTCCAGCTTACACCCGGCATTGACCGCGTGGATTTCATGGCGACGGGCAAGATGTTCTCGTTCCAGTATTCGGGCAATGGTGCTCCGGCATCCTTGCGTATGGGTGCCCCGGCGTTCGATGCTGTCAAGGCTGGCTCGCGTGGTTCTCGGTAAACCTAAATACTGACCAATGAGTATTGTGACCACCCGAGAAGAATTCGAGTATTGCTGGCCTTTCCTTGAGGAAGCAATGTCCAAGGATGTAGGGGGCTCCCCCAATTCCAAGGACGAAGTTTGGGATATGCTGTGCTCCGGGGGCTACGGGATTTGGTTTTCACCGAAATCTGCGTGCCTCTGCGAGTTCATCTCTAGACACACTCGGATCGTTAGCCTCTGGGCTACGGGCGGGGCCATCAAAGAGATCATGGGTATTCTCGAACCCGAAATTTCTACTTGGGCCGTAGCAAACGGGTTCAACTATATTATCGGCTCCGGCCGGGCTGCTTGGGAGCGACCCTTGTCCCGCGTGGGATACAAGGTTCTCCACACAACTTTTGCGAAGGAACTGTAAATGTCTTGGCTGAGCAATAGCAAGAAGAAAACCGGAGGGACCACGAACAATGGGACCACCACCCAGACCTCGACTGGCACGACCACGGGGACCACGACCAACAACGGAACGTCTACGACGACTCCGAACGTTGCTTCGTTCATCGCTGATCCCGCCAAGCAATACTACGGAAACGTTGCGGCCCAAATCAACAAGGGCGGCTCGGTCACGGCTGGTGACTCGGCTCTGCAAACCCAAGCCTACAATGCTGCGGCTAACCTCGGCAACAATGCTCAAGTAACCAACCTGTTCGGTCAGGCTGCTACTCAGGCTCAGTCGGCTGTTGACAAGGCAAATACTCCGGCTGCTCAGGCTGCTGCTGCATCGGCGACGGGCTCGCAGATCAGCAACGTGGCTACGGCTGGTCCGACGACGGTCAAGGATGCTCCGACCGTTACGGCTTCGAATACTGGTGCTGCTCAAAACGTTACTGCTGCTCAACTGAACCCCACGGCTCAGTATGGTGGCACGACTATTGCACCGACCAAGACTGGAACGGCTGCTCAGGCTGAGACGGCTCAAGCCCAAGCCCAGCAGATCAAGAACACGAACCTGTTCAACGCTGCTCAGATTGGTGCTGCCAATACTGCGGCCGATGTTAACCTTACCCCGGCTCAGCAGGCTCAGGCCGCTCAGGTCGGTGCTGCTCAGCAATATGCTGGAACCAACCTTGACCCGGCTGCTCAGGCTGCTGGCGTGAAGCTGGGTAATGCTGCACAGGTTACGGCTCAGTCGCAACTCGATAATCTTGACGCATACAAGAACAAGTATGACGAAGATGTCACGAACATTACTCTTCAAAACCTTGACAAGACGAACGCCAAGGCTCTGGCTGCTCAAAAGGCCCAAGCTGCTCTGGCTGGATCGCTCGGCAACTCGCGTTTTGGTCTGGCTCAATCGAACCTGACGGCTCAGCAAGCATCGGCCAAGGCTGCTGCGGAAGCGAACCTGCGTAAGGCTTCGACTGACTCTGCTTTCAGCCGCTCGAATGAAGACACTGCCCGTCGTCAAGATGCTGGCACGACCAATGCTGCGTCGAACAACCAGTTTGCTCTGCAACAGGGCAACATGGACCTGTCGAACAACCAGTTCAACACGTCGGCTCAGAATGACTTCTCGAAGACCAAGGCTCAACTGGCTCAGGAAACTGGCCTGACTAATACTGCTGCTCAGAATGCGAACCAGCAGCAACAGGCCACTCTGCAACAGCAGACGAACCTTGCGAACCAAGATGCCAGCAACCAGAACCAACTGACCCAAGCACAGCTTCAAGCGGCGAACAACCAGTTCAACGCCGGGGCTAAGAACACGACTGCTCAGCAACAAGCTGCTCTGAACCAAGATGCGTCGAAGACGAATACTGGTGCCATGAACAACACTGCTCAGCAGAACGCGGCTCTGGCTCAGCAAACCGCTCTGGCGAACCAAGCGGCGACGAACTCGGGCAACCAGTTCAACGTTGGTCAGTCGAACAACATGACCAGCCAGAACATTGCTGCACAGAACGCTGCTGCACAAGCACAGGCTCAACTGAACCAGCAAACTGGTCTTGCCAATACTGCTGCTCAGAATGACTCGAACCTCACGCAGGCTCAGCTTCAACAGCAAGCGGCTCTGGCCAACCAAGGGGCAAACAACGACTTCGCGTCGCAGAACGCTCAACTGCAACAGCAGGCGGCTCTTGCTAACCAGCAAGGTCAACTGGGGGTCAATTCCCAGAACGCTACTCTTGCGGCCGGTAACAACCAGTTCAATGCTGGTGCTCTGAACAATGCTAACCAGACGAATGCTCAGCTTGCTCAGAACAACAACCAGTTCAATGCTGGCAACCAACAACAGACCAACCTGTTCAACACCGGTGCTCAGAACACGCAAGCACAGAATGCTGCTTCGACTGCTCTGAATGCTGGTTCACTGTTCGGGAACATTGGTCAGAACGTTGCTTCTAACCAGAATCAAGCTGTCAATACTCAATTGAATGCCGGATCGCAGCAACAGCAAACTGCTCAGAACCAACTGCTCGACCCCTACACGCAGCTTCAACTGCAACAGGGTCTTCTGGGTGTCAATGCTGGCAACTTTACTGGTCAGACCACGACGAACAACGGCACGCAGAATACTTCGGGAACGACTAACGGAACTGTCAACGGAACGTCCAACAACGTTCAGTCTGTTCAGCAACCGGGTCTCGTGAACGGATTGCTCTCGGGCATTACCAAGAACGTGTTTGGTGGGCTGCTCGGCGGCTCTCTCAAGCTCTAAATACTGACTCAAGGAGATTATCGAAATGGCTGATGGAACTTTTGGGTCAGGTGCTCCCAAACCCCGCTGGTGGGATTACGCTCTGGGACTGACGGCTGGGGGACTTGCTCCCTCGGCGGTCAATGACCTGTGGGAACAACGCGACTTGGCCCGCAAGCAGGCCGCTGCTTCTGCGGCTATGAAGGCTCAACTGTATGGTGAAGCATTCGGCAATGACTTCGGTTATAGTGCTCTCGCCAATCGCGGCAATATTACCCCGGACAAAACCGATCCGGGCTATACTGTCAATCCGAAGACGCTGGAAGCATCTCAGAACGCGGTTAATGATGAACGTGCCTTGGCCGCATCTGGTATGACGCAACGCCCCGCTGCTGGCGCCGCTGGGGCCATGGCCTACAATGGTGGTGCGTTCGGTGGCGACCGTGGCATTCCGGGTTCGAGTGGCAACCTGCTCTACAAGGCCGATGGAACGCCCCGTTCTTACCAAGAACTACAGGGTGACCGTCGCTTCATTGCTCTCCAGAACGATCCCGAAGCATCCAAGATGCTTAGTGCTTGGAGCAATGCTGCCAAGGAACGTCAAGCAAAGTGGGACTTCCATAACGACCAATACTTCAATGTCAACTCGGATGATCCCACTGCTGGATCGCGTCGTGTCGGCACGGGTATGGACAATGGAACCGGCATCTATACTGAGATTGGCCCGAACGGTCAAGTCATCGCTCGTGCGGCCGAAGGTTTCAATCCGGCTATCGCTGCTGTGACGACCGCCAAGAAGACGGCTGAGAACAATGCAGATGTGACGATGTATGGTCAGAAGAAAGGTGTCGATCTCGCCTATGACCCCCGCATCGCCGGAGCTACTGAAACGGCCAAGAAGAAAGTTGCTCTTGACTACGATCCGCGTATTGCGAGTGCAACGACTACTGCCAACGAAAAAGCTAAGGCTCCTTATGCAGTCGAGACTGTTCAGGGTGTCAATGGTCCGGTAACCATGACTCGTCAGCAAGTTCTGGATCAGGCCGGTGCCTTTGGCCCGATCTATGGTCTGGACTCTGCTGGCCGTGCTGCGAATACTACTGCGTCGGATGAGATCAATACTCTGCAACGCAACAACAACAAGCTGACCAACTATGCCACGATGATCGACAAGGATCAACTGGACCTTGGACTGGTCAACAACGTGGTTGCCAAGGGCCGTAACTTCATCGGTGCTTCGGATGCCAAGTCGCGTAACTACGCTTCGTTCCAAGCTGACCTGCAAGGCATGATGAACGAAAGCCTGATGCTCAACAAGGGCACTCAGACCGAGGGTGACGCGAACCGTGCGTGGAAGGCCATTCTGGACAACACGAACGATCCGCAACTGGTTCGCCAGCGTCTCACTGAGATTGCGAAGTATAACCAACAAGCAATCGACGCAAAGAATGCACAGATCGCCAATCGTTCGGGAAGCACGATCAATACTCGTGCCCCGGCAGTTGACATTCAGGGTGCTCTTGCAGAACAAGCGGCTCGTCGTAAAGCACGGGGATACTAATGGTCGATTACTCGAAGATGAGCGATGAAGAGCTTGATGCCTTCATTGCTCAGCAACAAGCTCGGGCCGCGTATGCTCCGCAAGATCAGGCTGGCTATGCTCAGTCTGATCTTGCGGCCTCGCAGGGTCTTGCCCCCATGCAAGGTCAAGCTGGCTACGAAGCTCCGATCACGACCAACCCTTACTCTTCGATGTCTGATGCAGAACTCGATGATCTCGTAGCCAAGGAAGCTGCGAAGCTGGGTGATGGCTCTGTGGTTAACGCGGCGACGGGTGATCGTGCCTCTGATGCTCAGACACAGTATTACCAAGCAGCCGCCAAGCGTGGTGAACTCGACGGTATTGGTCAGTGGGGAACTGAAACTCGCCCGTTCCTTGGTCAGCCGGGTATTCAGCCCGATCCGGGCCAGTGGTATGTCGATGCCGATGGTAACAAAATTCAAGTGCCGGGCCAGATGGACCAAGGACTTGGTGTTCAGAAAGGCGTGATGAAGCCTTTCAATAATGTTGCCGAATTTGGTGAATGGGGCTTGAAGAAAGTCGGCGTTCCGGTTGACGCGATCAACCAGTGGAGCCATGACAATCTGGGCATGGCCAATGGTGTTCAGGGTGCTCGGGAGGCTCAGCAAGCCTACTTCGACCAACAGGCACAGGAAGGTCGTTTTCCGGGCCGTGTGGGGCAATTTGGTGGTGAAGTGCTCGGCACTGCCCCACTGGCTCTCTTGGCCCCAGAGGGCCTTGCTGGGGCTGCTCTGACGGGTGCTTACTCGGGTGCTGCACTGACTGACTCACGCGATCCGATGGGCATTGCTGCGGACGCTGGTTTCGGTGCTCTGGGTGGTTCTGTGCTGCATGGTGGCAACAAGTTCCTGTCGGAGGCTCCGATCCTCGATCCGGCCAAGCAAGCTCTGTATCGGGCGGGTGTTCCCATCACTCCGGGGCAAACTCTCGGCTATCCCGAGAAAATGATTGGCAAAGTCTTCGATGGTGCTAATACTGGTCGCGATGCGGCTCGTGCAGCATTCGATGACATCGCTCCGACCTATACTGGCAACATCGACGATGCTATGCGTGTCCTCGGCCCCGGTGGTGGAACGAAGGCTTCATTCGAAGACTTGGCCGCTGCTGGTTACCTTGGACATGCGGCTGGGTTGTCGGGTGGACACGTGGCTCCGGCCTACGGTGCTGGTCGTGCTCTTTACTCTAATCCGGGTCAGAAAGTTGCCCGTGATGTTCTGATGGGCGACCGTCCCGCTTGGATGCAGAATTCGTTCGGTAACCTTACCGGGCGTAAGGCTGGATTGATCGGTGGGGGCTTTGAAAACTTCCTTAACGGCAATCCGTCCCCGGCCGTCCCTGATTTCGTATACGATCCCAACGACCCACGCAATAAGGGCACACTTGGGTATAGCAACTAAAGCAAAGGCCCCGACCAGTAATGGAAGGGGCCTTTTGTCATTTCAAACTGGTAAGCATCTTTTCTCGGAGAGTAATCGACAACCAGCCATTCCAGTAATCATCCGAGATGATCGCATCTCTAACCATGATTTCTTTGGCTTCGAGGTAGTTGCACTCGCTCTTGGTCTTGCAGAGATGGAGGATTTCACGGCGGAACCCATCCCTGCCCTCCGACAGCACGTCAGCCTTTAGCTCCGCGTTCGATCCAAAGTATTGCTGCCAATCCGATTCTTTCAGGGACCGCCTCTTCCGCGTTTGACCCTTGAGAGGTGGCTTGGTGACCTTGGAGTGAAATACCTTCTGGCCGACATACCTCTTGTTGTCCCGAAGGCGGATGATCAGATAAACGAATCCGATGTAGCCGTCAGGAACTCCCAATACTTCGTTGTCTTGGTGAAACCATGTCATACGCTATTTAATCAATGTCCCAGAAACTTTCGTCGAAGTCGTCGGTCGCAACCGATACTTCCATGTCGAAGCTAAGTTTCGAAACAATACCATGGGCTGGACTTGCTCGACCATAAGATTGAGCAATCCACTCAGCGGCCATGTTCCAAGCATCAATGCTATCCTCACCGGATACATCGGTTTGCTCGTAGAGAACTTCGTTTACAAAGGTGCGACAAGTAATGTTCATGCACCTATTTAGCTTGGTTAAGTGGTAACATTCTCACCCAGAATGTTCCTAAATAATTACTCAGTAAAAGGGTCCGGTTAGACCCGTTAAAGGGTCAATATGGAACGTATCTTTAATGCCTTGATGGCTCTCATCAAACTGGCATCCGAAAACCTTGTCGCCGCCCTGATCGTCTGCGTGACACTTCTGGGGCTTGGCATCGCCCTCGTATTCTGGAAGAACATGCAATACATCGTGGAGCATTTCCCCAAGCCAGCCAAAGAAAAAGAGCAGCTTGAGCGTCAGATCACCGCTGATACTCTTGTCCAAGAGACATTGGATGAAATGGTATCCAAGATTCAATGCGACCGGATTGGTATTCACCAGTTCACGAATGGTGTTCGCGATATGAGCGGACTGCCCTTTGCTTACTCGGAACTTCGGTTCCTCGCCATGCGTAAGGGTGTGGCCATGACTGCTGACATGCAGCCGGGGAGAGGGGCTTCCAAAATGCCC